CCAGGTTGGACACGGGATGAGTTTTTACTACTTTATAATCTTTCATAGGAGTTGCTCCATGTAAAGGTTAATTATTTAAGAAGGTTCTAGTTCAGCGATAAGCTGTGCCAGAATTCTTCATAATCCGCGTCATCAATAACTTGTGCAGCAAGAGACAGAAGTTCTGTCGTTTGTGCAGTTGTTGAGTCAATAGATCGACTGATCGTAATACGAGCTGTGTTCATCACAATCTCCCCACTAGATGATTCTATGGGTTGATGTATGGTGACAGAGCCACGTCGTTGCGAGTGTCCATCTGGAGACGATGAGGAAGGCTTCGCTTCACGCTTTGTGAATATCATTTTGATCGTGTCTTTAAAAGACGTGCCAAGGATATTCAGAATAGCTGAAGTTAGCGAGTCCCCCATAAACGTAGGAGTAGTAGTAGTACCGGTGGTTTTTGAAACCTTATCGGTGGCGCCAGTTTTTATCTGGCCTGCTTTTATAGTCATAATATTATACCATAAGTTAAGAACGGGATCCATTGAGGTTCTGAATAATCAGAGCGACAAGATCCGCGACTCTTTGAGATGATGAGATCAAACCTGAGAAGTTTACAGGTGGAACCACATCGAAGAAGGTAATAGGCCAAACTGTCCGAATATAATGAAAATCCTTATATTCTTCACGGTCGGGTATTACCGATGAGTTGACATGGTCAGTTCCAATGATAGATCGATAACTGATGTTTTCGAATTTTAGACTATCAAAAGAATAGAGCATGCTTATTTCTGGATCGAGTAAATTAAATATACCTCGCAATGACGAACTGACATCAATGAGTCGGTCAATCATAAAGGATAGTGGCACTAATTGCCATATCCCGACGGGTATATCTTTTGCTCTTAATCCGTACGTATGCCTCCAACCAAATACCGGGTTAGAAACCTGGTAACACACGCCTGCCCTGGTGGACCATTTCCGCACATACCCACGATTAGTGGTGTATGAGCCAGAATGGACATCTTCGTCAAAGTCGTCACTTCCTTGATGGAAGCCGCGACCTGTACGACGGGGGGGTGGTTGGTACTGAGGCTTATAGATAGACTCTACTATCGCATAGAGCGATAGCATAAGAGGTAGGAAAGCAAACCGATAGGTTATCCATACTGAGGCAATTGCCTTGGCACGGGACCACTTCCGCAAACGGCGTCTCCGTTGAACTTCCTTCCGAAATGAATCGGAGAGTTCTTCAAGAGAACCAAGCGGGTCGGCTAAGAGACTATAAGTCTCTTCAAGCTCACCTATATCTTCTATCATAGCATAGGGCGTGCTATCAACATCGGCAAGTGCGCGAAGACGCGCAGTTGCCACATCCACATGTGGATGAGGGTTGGTAACACGTGAGTGAGGACCAGGCAGTACAGCAGTGAATGCGGTAGTCATGCAACCATCAAAATAATGGTAGCTAGACCCCGCGAAGTCAAACTTGACTTCACCGCTGCCTACTGTCTTGAACTCAGACCTATAATACGTACAACCGTTATTAACTATATCGCCTTTCCTAATCTTACTCTCATAGCACGGGGTAGCCACATCTGAAATCGTATTATAACGACTAAAGGTCTGGATATTCG